AAAGCCTTTGATAGGTGCACCCTTACCTCGAATAGCTTGTGTAGAATATGTAAAGGTTCCTTTTTCTTTTCGTTCAGATAAAAATGCAGCTTTAAGCGTCTTACCAAGAAACTGCACCCAACCCTCTCGAGAATCAGGAATAATGAAATCAGCACCGCCATGATCTACTCTAGTAGGTGCTTTAAACCATTCACGAACAACAGGAAGTTTATTCACATGTTGTCTTTGAATGTTATAGCCTACACCAGAACCCAACGCAAGCATGTCCATTGCCCAACAAAACGGTCTAACAGGATTGTCTACAACAGTAAACGCACAATTCTGAAGACTTGCTAAACCTAACCTGTCTACTGTTTTTGTACCCAACTGCCATAAGAATCTTCCAGCGACAGAACATTTGAGCTTTAAGAAATATTCTCTCAAACGTGCTTCTTCATCTTCTGTAAAACCAACATTAAGTTGAGTTTTACAAGCTGCAATAATACGCTCAACAGTGTCTGCAAACTCCTCTGTTGCAGACGTACCTTCTAAAGGCCTTGCATATGTTCTTTTATATGTCAGATAGCCCACAGTGGACCAGGGCGTTTGTATCTCAGTCATTCAAATTCCTGTTTAAATCGTTACAAATTCTTCTACGTCAGCTGTAGAAGCTACTAACCTTCCAGTATCGTATACATAATGAGCACCCTTAACGTCACCTGTAAGACCTGTGTAGCGTGATTTAAGAATTCTCATTTTAATTGTATTTCTTTCAACTTCGCTGTCTGCTGTTAGATTTCTTGCAAAAGAAATAATATCAAAGGAAATTTGTTTGATAGAGCCTGAGCCCCGGATATCATCAATAGAAGGTAATCTACCTTCTTCAAAAGAACCCTTATTATTTGGAGCTTTTCTTAAATGAGAAACTAAACCGATCCAAGTTTGCGGATGTCTTTTAACAAGTCTCAGCAAGTCATTCATTACTTTGTCTTGAGCTTCATTGCCTGTTAGATTCTCAACACCCTCTGAAACAAGAATAGTAATATGATCTATAAATAAATATTTACACCCTACAAGACACATGTATTCAAGCTGATCTACAATACTGTTGTCATTTATTGAACCTTGATGATCTAGCAATACAACTCTGTCCGACGCAAAGACAGAGTCAAATCCAATTTTCAATTTATTTAAAGGAATTTCTTCTTTTGCTGGATTTAAATTGATAGCCATTCCTGCTAACTTTCTAGCTGTTTCAGCAGGAGATTCCTCAAGGCTTACAATGCCTATTTTATCTTCTGTGTTAAATAAGATATCAAGCATTATCTCTCTAAGTATTGTAGACTTGCCGCTACCTGTACCCGATATAAACAGAGTTATCTCTCCACCACGCATGCCTTTTAACTTAGTGTTAACACCAGCTAAACACGGTGGATACGGTACTGAAGGTGCATTATTATAATTTTGAAGCGCTTCCCAAAGTTCTTCTTTACCAATAATACCTGCTGGCACATATGGTGCAGCATCAAAGATGCATTGCATCAAACGATTGCTGTCAAACTTTGTTAAGACTTCATTAGCATCTTTACAAGGTAGCTTTACTAGCTTAGCCTTATCAATACCAATTATCTTAATAGCTTCTTCAGTAGCTTTCTTTCCAGCATCGTCGTTATCTAAACAAAGTACAATTTCATTAAAAGACCTAATCCAATCTCTATTCTCTAGTAATGCCTTTGTCATCGTAGCAGATGACATTGCAACTACTGGATAAACTTTTTTATATTTATCGTAAGATGCCTGTGCAACCGATAAAGCATCGATTTCACCTTCAGTGATAATAAGCCGTTTACCTGCACCATTAAATTTAGTCTGGCCAAACAGATTCGAAGATTTACCTGTCCAAGTAAAATCCTTAGGCAGTTTTCTGACTTTATAAGCTTTGCCATCATCGTACGGATAATAATGGGCATCAATTTCTCCGTTTTCTCCATAAGAGACTCTAACATCAAAGAATTCACAAACTTGTTTTGTAATTCCTCTTTCTTTAAAGCCTCTTATTGGCAGCTCTTGGATTTCTTCAATACCCATTAATTTTTTAAAGAAATCTGGTGCTTTTCTAACTTCTGGCACTTCTAGTTCCTCATTATCTTGTTTAGGAAACCAACCTTCGCATGAGAAACAAAAAGAAGTCCCGTTCTCATAAAGCTGTCTTGCATCACTTGAGCTACAGTCTTTACTTAGACATTTCAGATTCTTTTTGACGATTTTGCCCATTTTCTACAAGATGTCCTTTAATAGCTGAAAGAAAAGCTCCAAAGATAAGTGCAGAGAATGCTGCTCCGAGATATTCAAAATGACTCCATTCAGGCACATCAAGCAGCTTCGTAAAAGCTGTAATACAAGCGTAAACACCAAATGCAATAATAAAGAAGTTTACAATGTCAATAACTTTAGCAAAAGTTTTCATATCTCATCCTTAAAATTGTGTCCATTACAGACCTTAAATAATCTATCTCTGTGCCTGGCTGTGATAGGCTCTTTAACAGGCCATGAAACTTTTTCAATCAAAGTGTTATACCACATTTTGTTTGTAGGTGCTTCTACAAAACATAAAGACCATGTCTCTGAATATGACAATGTGCCTTTTGTTTTATATTGCTCTAAACAAACAAAATCAAACTCTTCTTTAGGTCTATGCTTTAAAAGTTCATTTAAAACTTTTGAGGAAGATGTGTACTTTTTCCAATTAGATTCCTTACCTTTATTAAGCTTACCTGTACCTACAAACAGTTTCTTACCTAGGTAGAATCTCTCAAGAATCGTATCACGTATTACATAGATAAACCCTACTGAGTCTCCCATCTGCTCAGGGAAGCACCAGTGTCCATTATTAAAACGTGTTTGTTTTGGAATAGAAACTGGAATTGAGATGGAAGGCACTACACCTTCAAATTTCATAAACCTCCTAACTCTCGTACTATCGGCCAATCTTCTACTTTAAAGTAATCATCTTTATGTTTCTGAAGATAAATCATCTTTCCATTACTCAGCAGATATTGTTTCCAATCATCGCCATACGCCATTAAATATTGGTCTACAACGGCTTCCTGAAATTCATTTTCAGTTTGACAATTTTCTAGAAACTTTTTAGCTTTAACCTCGCCTACACGTGGCACTCCAGGTATATTATCTGTTGGATCGCCTTTTAAAAGTTGCTCATAATAGTGTCTAAGAGCTTCATCTGGACTTACTGTTATAAACTCTTTTTTATGCATCAAGTAGTGTTTACCTGGAATACATTTTAAGTCTTTATCTATCGAGCAAATTACATACTCATCACCTGATGCTATTGCCTCTTCGGCCCACATCCGCATTAAATCATCAGCTTCTCTTCCAGTAGCTTCTACTGCTAAATCTTCAGCAACAGCTAATTTTCTAAGTGTTGGAACAAAGTGGTTTTGTCTATTAGGGTCTGCGTGCCTATTAAGCTTGTATTCGGGATAGAGACTGTTTCTGAAATTTCCAGAGCCTTTTACAGCCATTAAATATTCCGTACAGAAAAGAACGTCAAGAAGTGAACTCAGGTCTTTCTTAAGATTTTCCCAAGACTCTTCTAAGTAATGTCTATCTTCATCCTTTGTCCATTCGAGAGGAATTCGGCTACCACTGTCATCTAGTGATATGAAAGAAACTCCATCCTCAATTCTCGCTTTCTTTTCCCAACGAGGCTTACATGCTTGGTAGCACAAAACGTCTCCATCAATTATTGCTATTGTCAAATATACCTCCTTTGATTGCAATACAAACATTTTACAAAATAATTATTTGTTTTACCGTTGCACTTAAAGCATTTCCAACTAAATGACGATGGACCTTGGGTCAATCGATGTTGTTCGGGTACTTTGAACATCTTCTACTTTCCACCAATAAGGTTTACTACGTTTAGTCCAAGTTGCAAATGATCGCTTGCTATGGTAATATGCTCTATAAGCGTCTACAGCAAGTTCTTTTTTGTATTCATCTGGCATGCATTGCACAAAGGGTGAGAGTCCTTTTGTAAGTGTGTTCGGAGGATTTCTAAGCTTGTAAATTACTTCCTGACACTTATGCTCTTTTCCATATCGATATCTATATTCATTACAAATACCGATACCATGTTCTACTAGCCAAGCATAATTTTCTGAAAAGGAGCCTGCCCAAAGCACACACGGATGATTCTTATGAGTTGGCTTATAAGGGCCTCCGCTGACTGTGGAAAGAATTTGTGCAGTCTCTAATGCCATCTTGACAACATGTTTGTCCATTAACATTTGAGCTGCAACTTGAGGGTTTACTTCTAAG